ACCTTCGATGGTGATAACCGACTTCGACTTAACGCCTACGACGATTCCGATGTGCGAGATACGATCGACGCCGTCATGTGGAAAGTCCATAAACGCAAGATCGCCGATCTTAGGCTCTGAATCTACCCAGCGGCTTACTTCTTTAAGCTTATGCGCTCCCGCAGCTGTAGAGACCATCGATGGAAGCTTTACGCCTGCAGTATGAAAACACCAGTTCACGAAAGATCCGCACCATGGTAAACCGTCGGCCTTCGTAAACTTTCCGTACTTCGTTAAGTTATCGCCTTCTTCGACTGTACCGACTTCCGCAAGTGCTACTTCGACGACGGCCGCAGCTGTTCCGATTGGATAAGTCATGGAGCTACTGGAATCTCGATTAGACGTGGATTAGCGTTAGAAGCTGGAAGATCGCGAAGAGCTTGTCGATAAGTTGCCCACGCAGCTTTATCGACTGGAGCGTCTTCTACTTGCGTCCAGTCTGACTTTACTAATTCGGCGTCGCGCCACTTACGAATACGAGTAAAAAGTTTTTCCGTTGGATCATCTGTTAAAACTGCGCGATAATTATCGAATGTGTGAATAGTTTCTAAGATTTTTGTCATTACGCTACTCCATAACTAAATTGGATTTGAAAGAAATCGCCCGTTGCGAATGTAAAAGGACTATTTGAACCAAGCAAGCCAAAACCAGCCGTTATGATTTCAAAAACAGTTCCGCCCCCGCCAATTCTAATTTGTGGCAAAACGTAACCCGCGACGGCTGCATCTTCTGCGTAACCGCCACCCATTCCACCTGTTACACCTGCCGAAATAACTTTGGCGTTTTTTGGTAAAGAAAAATAGTATCCGCCTGCGCTGCCGCTATTTGTTGTGCTTCCCCAGCCAATGCGCATTTGCACAGTCACTACCTTGCCAATTTGAATGTATTGTGCGACCAATGCACCATTTCCAATTGTTGGCTGCGTTACACCATAACTACTCCAGTTAGGTGTATAAGTTGTCCAATCGATTGAATATTTTAGACCTGTTGCAGTTGTTGAATCGACTGTTAGAACTGTGTCGTTAGTTGCGCCTACCGCTAATCGATCGAAAGTGTCCGCACCTGTTCCAGCGATGAGATCACCTTTAGCGTCGATCGCCGTAGCCATCGAGTTAGTAATCGTTACCGCTCCAGAAGTTCCACCGCCAGAGATACCAGTTCCAGCCGTTACAGCTGTAATGTCGCCTACGTCATTAGTAATCCATGAATAATCTAAATCTGTGTTAGAAGCTTTAGCTAAGATCTGTCCAGTAGTTCCACCTTTAAGATCGACTAAAGCGGTGTCGATGTCCTGACCAAGAGCTGCGATCGCCGTCGCGCCGTCCTTGACCAAGTCGGTCGACTGCGGAATGTCCCAGCCGAAGTTCGTAGTAGTAGTTGCCATGTTATGCCACCGATCCGATCGCGTTTTCCCATGTAAGAGTAGGGCTGATTGTATTCCATGATTCGGCCGCGTTGACTTGATTCCAGCGGAGTGTCACTTGGGAGAACTCCAGCGGCGAAGCGTTTATCGTAATGAATAGCGAGTTATAACTGGCCCTGAAAGACCAGCCTTCGACGTAACCCTCGAAGACAGTGTCGACGATGTTAGGCGGAAGATCTGTAACGCGTAGCGGCATTCCCATAAAGATCTTTAGAAGTGCGTCGCGGTCTGTGTCGTCGATGTCTGGCGAAGCGATTGGGAACTCGATCGAATCGAAGAATGCGCGTGGATAAGCTTTAAGCTGTAGGCGACGAGCTAGAGCCAGAGTCGCGTCCGCTGTCTTCTCGATGTTGGTGTCCCAGATTTCGGCGAACTTACCGAACTGGGAGATAGAAGCTAGATCGCTGTCTGTAAGAGTTGAGCCGTTATCGTAATTAACCGTAATAAAGTTTCGGACGTCGCCGCTTCGTGTAACTGACTTTAAGCCTACGCCGATTCCCTGAGTTGCTGAGATTTCGGTATAGCCATTAGCTGCGAGATAAGTCTGTCGATGTAATGCGTCGGCATACCCGATTCGGCCTGATCCGTCTTCGTAGAGATAACCGAGTCCTGATTCTGCGATCTGACTGGCTAACGTGTAGCTAGAGACTGGATCGGCTGCTCTGTTGACCATTTCGTATTGCCCAGGCTGATCGATCGATCCTAGTCCTACGTTCTCGGCGTTAGCCCATGTCGTCGTCGGATCGTACTGATACCAAGCTAAAGCTGGAGCGACTTCGTTCCAGTTATTGAGAAGTAGATCGGAAAGAATCTCGTTAATCTGCGTTCCATCGTAGGCTTTAGCTAAAGGTAATTCCCAGTTAGCCCGAGCTAGTTTAGACAGCGCGCCCAGTGCTGTAATGCGGGCAGAAGTAACGTAGTCCGTCGATCCAGCTGACACGACGCTTATTTCGATGTCGCTAATAAACCCGCCGTAAAGATTGACATAAGCACCCGTCGAATCCTTGATCGAAATAAGGATCTCATTACCGACTGTAAACGGGTAAGAAGTGTTCTCTAGGTTAATAAGTTCGATGTAGCAATAGCCCGCGACTGGCTGCTCATAAACAGAAGTTCGGCCGCTAGTGATCTGAACGCTGGCCAGTGTAACTTCTTGATAATCGACGCCATCGATTAGAACGCGCCATTCTGGATTCCATAGCGTCACGCGAACGCACCCGATCCAAGAGTTCCGCGATAGCTGGAATTATTAAGAACGTTAATAATTGCCCGGGCTGTACCTTCTGGGTCGATCGCGCCGTTAACCGTTAAGTTAATGACTGAACCACGTCCGCCACCGCCTAGAGCATGATTTGGAATAATCGACCCGTTTCGGCTTGGAGTAAATAATTCTGGACCTTGCTCTCCGACTATGTAAGAAGTTCCCGAAGTTACTGGGCCGCCAGACGCCTTAAATCCGCCGAAAATCTTATCGATAAGCGCACCGATTCCCTGAACGAGTGGATTGGCTTTAACAAGGTTAATAAAGTCCTTAACTAACTGAATAGCGTCGCTTAAGAAGTTAACCATCTTAGAAAGCGCGCCAACGATTGCAGAGATAGCCGTTCCCAGAACCTCGAAAGCTACTCTAAGGACTGTTCCGATTGCTGGCCCCATAGTGTCTCGAACGAATGTAGCCACCGACTTAAAGAGCGAGAAGAGCGGCGCGAGATCGTCCGCGTTACCGTTAATAGAGTTTCTTACTTTATTAAAAGCTGAGAATAAACCATCTAAAGCTGGCCCGAAAACAGAAGCAAAAAATGGAGCTACGAAGTTTTTCATAAAGTCGTAAAGAGCCTTAAATGCTGGAATGACAAAATCGTTAAGAACTACTTTAATGTTATTAAATGGGCCTTGGAGATCTTTACCGATTGAGTCGGCCATGGACGCAAGAGCTGGAATTACCTTATTAACGAACGAACTAACCAGCGGAGTAAGAGCGTCAAGGACGAACGATCCGACGGTCTCTTTACCTTCCTCGAAAGCGATGTTAAGGCGATCTAACTTTCCTTGGAATGTCTCGGCCTTGGCTGAAGCTTGATTCTCGAAAGTGTCGGCGAGCTTCTTAGTGATCTCGTCCATGGACAGCGTTTTAAGCTGTGCAGAAGATAGTCCTACGCCTAACTTACCGAGTGCGGTAGTGCTGCCTTCTGTAGCCTTGCCAAGCGCATTAGTGACCGCTTCTAAACTCTTACCGCTACCCGCGCTTATGTCGAGAGCTAAAGCTTGGAGCTTCTGGGCTTTCTCTACGTCGCCAGTAGCGCGAGCTAGTCTTTCCAGCGATGGGCGAAGTTCGTCGTCTGTAACGCCGAACGCCAGCGACGTTTTAGTTATGTAACCCTCGGTCGCCTTGATCTGGGCATTCGTCGCGCCTGTAACGTTCTTTAGAGTTAAAGCGAGTTTCTCCTGAGCGGCTGCGTCTGCGATTGCTGACTTAACGCCATCGACGAGAAGCTTTCCCGCGTAGGCTGCGGCTGCGACTGTGGCAGCTGCGAAAGCGGCAGCGGCTACCTTGCCGAACTTGCCGATCTTGTCTGAGAAGCCTTCGACTTCTTTCTGCGCGCCTTTAACGCCCTTCTTTAATTCGTCGAAGTCGGCGTCGAAAGTTATCTTTACTTTTGGAATGCCAGCCATTAGTCGAGACCCACTTTCTTAATTATCGCCTGAACTATGTCGATGTATTCTTTCGCGACGATTGGCGTGTAATAGTCAACAGCTGGAGAGATCCAGTAGCCGCGTTTATTGCGTGGGGCCTTAAAGCGATCGGTATAAGCGCGCCCGATTGAGTCCGTACCGCGACCGCCGCCGAACTCTGTTCCCCAGAGCAGCGCGCCCGCTGGAGCTGCGCCCTGTCGGACTTTATTACCTTTACCGCTCTTAGAAGCTTCTCCGCCGTACTTGCGACCGACCTTCTTAGGGCCACCGATGTCGACGCGAATAAGACGATCGCGTTTAGCTGTAATCGTCTGAGCTACGAGTTTAGTTTGTGGAGCTGGCGCACCGTTCGCGCTCATCATAAGCTGGCCCGCCAGACGCTTCGATAGTGGAAGAGCTGCGTCGCGGATCTCGTTCTGTGTTTCCTTGTCGAGAAGATTAAGAGTCTGGATCAAGTTTTTAAGCGCGGCTGGCTCGACTTCGATCGAGTAGACACCCTTCTTACTTGCCATTCCGTTTCTCCAGTATCTCTAACGCCGTTAAGATCTGCTCCGCCGTCTGCCACTCGCTCATCGGGATTTGAGTCGCGATAGAGAGTTCGACGATTAGTCGATTTAGGCTTCCGACGGGATAGCTTTTGGGTTTGCGTTACTCGCTGAGACTTCCGCGACCGTTTCGATCCAGACCTCGTAAGGCTTGACTGGAGTTCCCGCAGCTTCTCGCTTCATGGCTTGATAGCCAAGATAGAGAAGATCGTTTACTCCGATAGATTCGGCTTGCTGGATAGTCTTTCCAGTTTTGCTTTCCCACTTCGACCACTCGGGAGAAGCCGCCACGAATGTAACGGCCTCTCCTGAGAAGTATTCGATCTCGATGTTTAGTTTCATGTTTGCTCCCGATTCTATTTTTTAGCTGAATGTCTCGCTTGGTGTTCCCACTACTGTAAAGGATAGCGTTACAGTTTGAGCGTCTGGGCTAGAACCGCCGACGCTTGGGAAGATTGGTAGAACGTTAAACGCGAAGACCGCACCTGTAACAGCTGTTAGCGAGATCGCTAAAGTCGTGTTGGGAGCTGTCTCTGCTGCTGTCCATAGAGCTTCGCAGAGTGAATCCGCTGCGCCCCAGTCTGCAAGCATTTCGACATCGAATGTCCATTGTTTATCGATCGAACGGTAAGCCTTAGCGTAAAGAGTGTCGTAAGTTTCGATAGTTACATCTCCGCTCAGCGTTGCGCTTGTTGCTTGTTCGTTATAGTTTTTGGTCGCGATCGTAACCGAAAGATCGCGCCCTGTAATTACGGTCGTGGCCATGTTGGTCTCCTAGTTTGTTTGTGTGTAATAAGTCGAAAGCTGAATCTCGCAAGCGAGAATCTCTGACGCGCCTATGTTTAACGGAATCGGATTCGATACGTCTCCGACTTCGTACCCTGACGGAATAGCCGCCAGAATGCTAATTACGAGCTTCTCGATGTTATCGAGCGCGCTCTGATTATCGTAGATCGCTACGCCTACGGTCATGATTAGATTGACTTTAAGCTTTACGTTCCCTTTACCTAAGAAGCTTGGCTCTAGGTAAGGCGTGTTCGGGACGACTGCCGCGAACGGAACGATGGGCGATTCTGGGACGGAGTCGTAAGTGTTCGCCGCTACTCCTTGGATCGCCGTCTTTAATGGAGTTCGGACGCTAGTTAAGATCGAGCTGGCTGGCATTATCCGACCATCGTGTCGACGTCGATGTAATTACCCAAGAGGCCCACGACGCGATTTAACAAACTACGCCCCATGCGATAGGGACTCGAAGCGAAGTCGAGCCCTTCGATCTGACCGCCCGCAGCTGTGCGAGATTGGAAGACTTCGATCGATACGGCGTAAATGGCTGACTCGATCGACGAGTTTCCGACGTAGAGAGTCGCAGCTGAATAGCCGCTAAGAGTTGCCGTTCCGTTGGGAATGATCTGGCGACGAGTTACGTCTGCGCTCGTAAGAGCTGCGGAGAACGAATTGTCTGTAATCTCTGTAAGAGTGTGAGTGGCTGTAAATGGAGCTGGGAGACCAGTTACGACGATCGACTGTCCGACGACGAAAGTGTGGACTCGTCGAGTGTAGAACGTGGCGACGTTAGCCTTTAATTCGTATTCGACTACAGCCGTCGAGTTCTGAATAAGCAGCGGGAGAATCGCCTGTTCTGCGGTGTCGATTATGTCGTTTAAGTAGGCGTCGTCGTAGAGAGAAGAGCTAACACCTAAGACGGATCTTAGCTGCGAAGCTGTAATGATGTTAGGCATTAGCCCTTCCCTTCTACTGCTCGCCTAGCTCGGGAGCGAACTAGGCGATGATCGATTTATTCGGATTACTGCTTGTTATTCTTAAATGCGCCAGCTGCGATCTTGGTCGCTAGTGCGCCATAACCGTAGTAGCCGACAGTAATCTGGCCAGAAGCGATTACGTCCGCGCGTAGGCGGAAAGTAGGTCCTTCATACCATGTGTAAGCGTCTGGGTTAACGACTAGAAGAGTTCCGTCGCCATCGCCCGCGTTAGTTGGATCTACGAATAGATCTAGTCCCGCTACGTTTCCGATTAGTGAATCTGGACGAACTACACCGCCCGCATTTTGTGGCTGTGAAGCCATGTAGATAGGACGACCTGAATCGTTAAGAGTCATTAGGTTAGCCCACTGACCAGTCGACGCGATAAGTGACTTCGCGAAAGGACGTGGAAGTCCAGCTGTAGCGGAGTAAACAGAAGCCGCACCGCGAGACACAATTCCAAGAAGCTCTGCAGCTGTTGGATAAGTAGTCGTAGTAGTGCCGTCCGCTGTAGCTCCTGAGATTAGAAGACCGTTAACGTAAGCATTTTCGGCCTTCGCCTTAGCTGCTGCCATGTTGCGGATTAGCTCATCGAAGAACGCTGGAGAAGTACGATCAAGAAGCTCGACTGAGAAAGTCTGCTGTCCCGCGAACTTCTTAACGTCTACAGTGATGAAAGCTGCGTTCTGATCTGTGTCGCTCATTGGTGAAGCGTCTTCGGCTAGAACTGCCACTGTAGGAGCTTGGGTGATCTTAGGTATCTCGAAAGTCATGCCCGCGTCTGGAAGTGTTCCGCGAGAGATTGCGTCGATTGATGGACGGATAAGCGTAGATAGTCCGTTTACTACTTCTGCCATCTGGCGAGTAGGAACTAGACCTGCGTTATCTGTTGTGTTATCTGCTGCGAGAACGTACTGGCGAGCTTGATCGTCGCCCATCGCTGCGCGAATTGTGTTTTCCACGTACTTAGCAGCTGTAAACTCTAAGCGTGGCTTGGTAAATGTTCCGCCTACGATTGGCTTCGCTGCGGCTGTTGTTGACTGAGCAGCTTCGACCGTCTCGACGGTTTCCGCGTTTGTGACGGTGTTGTCCACTTCGTCTCCTTCTGTTGTTGGTGTTACTTCCTCTTCCACTGTGGAATCGGAGATCTCTTCGGCGACTTCTTCGCCTTCTGTTGCAGCTACTTCACTTACGCGAGCTGAGCGAACCGCTGGCTCTGTTACGAGTGCGACGCCTGTTAATTCTCCAGCTAGAACGCGCATAGTGCCGTCCTTCTGCATGATGTAATCATCGACTGCTAATTCGATAGAGAATCCATCGCGAAGTCCGTCCATCGCTTCTACGAGCGCGTCTGAACCCGCTGTTGTGTTTGTAATCTTAAAAACTGCGTCGATGGAATTAGTAGATTCGTTTAAGTTCATCTGTAAACTTTTTCCGATGGGTCTTGATCTGTCATGCTCTAAATTAAGTTTTACAGGAGCTGGAGTTATCGAGCCTTTTGCGAATACGACTTTTCCAGTAGAAGCGTTAGCCTCTTCCTCGAATGCGACGATCCGTCCGCTAATAGTGCGCGAGTTAGAATCTGCCGCTGTGATGTTCATTGGTGTAGTGATTTTCATAGAAGTAGATCCTCTTCTTCTCGTATTTCATCGATCGACATAGCACCGATTCGATTTAGGATTTCGTAAACCTGCGCGCGCTCTAGTGGATTACCGCGTAAGAAGTCGTCTAGATCGAACTTCACGTCCTGACCCAAGGGCGTAAAGTCCGATAAAGACATTCGCTGTTCGATCGCTGTCATAAGCGGACGAAGCGAATAATCAATTAGTGAACGACGTTCGCTTAGTGCGTTCGAGTAAGTAAAGCTGTTCGGCTCTGCACTTGCGAAGTAAGCTGGAAGACCGGCAGCGCGACACAATTCGAGAGCCAGGTATCCGCGAGCTTCGTTAAGCTGTAGATTCTTAGGATCGTAACCGACAGTCTCGATCGAGACGTCACCGTTTAAGAATGTAACAGCTTTAGAAGTACGATTCTTAAATGCTGCAACTAACGCAGCTACGCGATCTTTCGGAAGTGCTACGCCAGAGTTCTTTAAGATTGTCTGTGGGTTTGGATCTATTGCGAAATCGTAAGCTGTTTTCTCTAACGCCGAAGCTGCGCGAATAGTACGTCCAGCGCGATTTAAGATTCCTTCATCAAGTCCAGTAAAGACGACTAATTCGCTTGGATCTATTGTAAGTCCATCAACAGCGTAACCGTCGATCTCTGTTCCGTTGCCGTTAGTAGTAACTGTTACGCGAAGCGGATCGATTCTTTCCATCGCCTGAATACGTCCAGTGTCGGCGTAGCGTTGCATAACACGCGCGTATCCGTAACCATAGAACAGAATGTCTTCGGCTAACCATGACCAGAACGCAGAACCAGCGATTCGCGGATCTGGCTGATTTATGACTCTTGGCTGTTGCACTTTCTCGCCTGTTGCGATGTTGCGAGTGTGCATTCCGAAAGATCCGATAGTCGTACAGATAATGTTACGCGCGCGAGCTAGAGCTGGAACGCCCATCGCTTCCGTACGAGTAGCGGTCTGATTACCCATGAAGTAATAGCCGCCGAGAGAGTTAAGAGTGTTAACTGGGTACAGCGATTCCGCCGCGTCGATACTGATAGAAGCTGGAGACGCAGCGTTAACCTTCGGAACGAATAGATCGAATAATCCCATGTCGCAATTCTAGAGAAGCCGATACACCTAGCCGACCATGATGTCAAGATCCATCGGTGGGCGTGTCGCGTAATGCGTGACTAAGGCCGTCGCAACCGTCGCGCAGACAGTCGACTGAGAAGCTCTCCGCCCGATAGTCCAGCCACCATCTCCGAACGGAAGTCTCGCAGCTGATAAGATCTGCTTGGAGAGTTCTGTCTGTTTCGGGTCGTGTCGTAATCTCTTCGATGTGATCGCTCCTAACAATTCGTCGCAAGCTTGGCCGTAGAGTGCGCCGTCGATGTCTGAGATCGGAATACCTGCTGGGACTAACCGCGCAGCTATAGCCGAAGCCGTTCTCTTAGAATACGCGACTGTCTCGACTGGATACTGCTTTACATAGGGCGCGATGTCGTTGGCGATCGCTTTATCGTCCAAGTTAATCGGGTTATGCCAAGTGTGTAAGAGTTTGACGAAGAATCGCTCGTCGTCGATTTGTTGGGCGGCCACTAATGCGGCGTCGCGACGATTCGGACTTACATCGATTCCCAGCCAAGTCGTCTTCTCTGAATCAAGCTCTAAGCCTTCTTCTCCACACTGATTCCATTCTTCGGCGGGAATAGCAGCTGAGATCGTGGCGACCCAGCGACATAAGACTTCTGTCTTTACGACATCTGGCGGATCGTTGAGAACGGCCCGAATGTTATCGATGTGGATAGTGTGGCCGAGTGCTGGGTTAGCCATCGCCGCGCCTTTCCAGAACGCGGGCGAATCGTCGATCTTCTCGTAATTAGATGACCATTCATAGTAAGCGATGTCGTCGCCTTTAGCTGCGGACATTCCACGCTCGCGCAGCTGATTAAGAACGATGGAATGCTGATCTCCCGCATTCGATAGCGTCCAGAGCTGCGGCGATTTCGCGGCCATCATCGTGTAACGCAGAGAAGCCCACGTCGATTCGTCTTTAAGCTCTCGGGTCTCATCGACGAAGACGGTCTCTGGCTTGGAAATACCGCGAGCAGCTGAACCGCCAGCTTTAACCATGTACCGACCGCCGCCGAACTCGGATTTAAGCTCGATCTCTTCTGATCCATGCGCCCAGCGGATTCGCTTTACTTGTCTGGCTAGATGTTCGTTCTCTTCGATGATGTTAACGAGATCTCTAAAGGTCTCCAGCGATGTCGTAAGTCGATGAGCTGTTCCGATCTGGAGTCCGTCCTGCCATAAGAACAGACCAGCTAGAGCGCGGATCTTCATTAGCGTAGTCTTACCATTCTGGCGGGCTACGACGACAGTAACGAGCGGGTGCGCCCAGCGACCATCGGCCTTATAGCGATGAGCTTCCATCGCGACCCATCGCTGCCAAGGGAGAAGCGGAAGCTTGATGGAATCGGCAAAATCGATTAGATCCTGTCCGCGAGACGGTAATTCTAAGAGTTTAGAGTGGATTCTGGGAGTCGGAGAGCCTAAATAGAGTCCTGTAGTTCTCTCGGTAGCCGATGTGAGCCTATCTGAGACCTTTTGAGGCTTCTCTGTACCTTTCGAGTCCTCTGCGTGGCTATTCATGCTTTATCGAGTCGTTTGGTGGTGAAAGAAGACCTC